TTACTGGTAAGGGTGCTCATATCCTTGTCATCGATGATCCGGTAAAGAACCGTGATGACGCTGAATCCGCAAACGCGCGTGAGAGTACTTGGGACTGGTATACATCTACAGCGTATACACGTCTTGCTCCTGGTGGCGGTGTGCTGGTTATTCTTACTCGCTGGCACGATGACGACCTTGCGGGGAGATTACTTAAAGCAGCAGATGCTAACGGCGAACAGTGGGAAGTTGTTAACTACCCAGCACGGGCAGAGGTCGACGAACAATTTAGAAAGGCCGGAGAAGCCCTCCACCGTGAACGCTACGACGAAGAAGCCCTAGCAAGAATTGAGAAAGCAGTTGGCCCCCGTGATTGGTCAGCGCTCTACCAGCAAAACCCCGTTGCTGATGATGGTGATTACTTCACTAGAGACATGGTTCAGTACTACGACCAGGACGACATTGACTATGGTGCTATGCGCTATTACGCCGCATGGGATTTGGCAATCGGTAAGAAGGATCGCAATGACTACACCGTAGGTATGGTGATCGGTGTAAATGAATATGATCAGTTGTTCGTTGTCGATGTAGTACGAGGACGGTTCGATGGTTTCGAGATTGTAGAGCGGATACTTGACCTCTATGAAGAGTGGAAGCCCTCGATCATTGGCATTGAGAAAGGACACATTGAAATGGCCCTTGGTCCGTTCCTCGAGAAACGTGTCCGCGAACGAGGGTTATTTGAAGCCTACTTTAAGGACTTAAAGACTGGGCGAAGGGACAAAGAGGCTCGAGCACGAGCCATCCAAGGTCGGATGCAACAGGGCATGGTATTCCTGCCCAAGGACGAACAGTTTACAGGCCCTTTGGTCGCAGAGCTTCTGCGGTTTCCAAACGGCGTACATGACGATCAGGTCGACGCATTGTCTTGGCTAGGTTTAATGATGACGGAATTTTCGACATATCAAGCGCCCGTCTACCATGAGCCCTCGTGGCGCGATCGACTACCCTATCTCGGTAAAGAACTGAGAAGTAAATCAGCTATGAGCGCATAACTATGAAGAAGCAGAAAGTAAGACTGACCCCCGCCGAAGAGCAGCATTTAGCTTCGTGTCAATGGGACCGCTACGTACGAGCCCGCGACCACGGTCACCTCGAATACATACACATGGCGAAGAAGTGTGATGAGTTTTACCGTGGTGATCAATGGGATATGGAAGATCAAGATGCGCTAGAAGCCGAAGGTCGCCCCGCTCTTACCATCAATACAATACTACCTACTGTTAATACTATATTGGGTGAGCAATCCAGCCGCCGCGCAGACATAAGATTCAAACCGCGAAGAGGCGGCGATCAGGCGCTAGCCGACACCCTGACTAAGGTCTTCATGCAAATAGCCGACAACAACAAGTTGGACTGGGTCGAGCAGCAGGTCTTCTCAGATGGTTTGATTATGGACGGTCGTGGATATTTCGATGTTCGTATGGACTTTACAGATCACGTTGAAGGTGAGGTGCGGATAACTGCCAAAGATCCCCTGGACATCCTCATAGATCCAGATGCTAAAGAAGCAGATCCTAAGACTTGGAACGAGGTGTTCGAAACTAAGTGGATGACACTTGACGAGATTGAAGAAGCCTACGGTGCGAAGAAAGCTGAACAGCTTCAGTTTATCGCTGAGAACGGCAACAGTTTTGGGCGCGACTCAATAGAGTTTGAAGAACAACGTTATGGTGACCTAGATCCTGGCGACGACCTTTTCGGCTCGACCGTATCTCCTGACGAAGAAGAGTACGGAAACATCCGCGCACTACGAGTAGTTGAGCGTCAGTACAAGATCATGTCACGGGTAAAGTGCTTTGTTGACCCAGACACTGGTGATCAGCGAGAGTGTCCTGATGCTTGGTCAGAGTCGAAGGCTAAGAAGTTCGCTAAGCAGTACAACTTAAACCTTATTAGTAAGATGAAGCGTAAAGTCCGCTGGACTGTAACCTGTGACCAAGTCGTATTGCACGATAACTGGTCACCATACAACGATTTTACTGTCGTCCCATTCTTCGCATATTTCCGTCGAGGTAACCCATTCGGTGTTGTGCGTAACCTACTGTCTCCACAGGAGCAGTTGAATAAAATTGCCAGTCAAGAGCTGCACATAGTTAATACCACAGCTAATAGTGGCTGGATGGTAGAGAGCGGATCGCTCGTAGGTATGACGCCAGATGACCTCGAGGAGCATGGTGCTGAAACAGGCCTAGTACTTGAGTACGCTCGAGGCACAACACCACCAGCTAAGATTACGCCTAACAGCATCCCAACAGGTCTTGATCGAATCGCGATGAAGGCGCAGGCGAACATTAAGGCTATCTCAGGGATCAACGATTCAATGCTGGGGTCAGATAGCGCCGAAGTATCGGGCATTGCTATCCAAGCTAAACAGAACCGCGGCGCGGTAATGATTCAGGTGCCTCTAGATAACCTGCAAAAAGCACGTCAGTACCTGGCAGAGAAGACGTTGAATTTAATCCAGGCGTTTTATACAGAGCAGCGGGTTGTACAAATCACTAACGAAGAAGACCCTCTCAAGCCTCGCGAGGCTATGGTCGTGAACGAAGTCACCCCCGAAGGCGACATTATTAACGATCTAACAATCGGTGAGTACGACGTTGTTATTACTACAGCACCAGCTCGCGACACATTCGATGAGATTCAGTTCGCAGAAGCCCTTGGACTACGTCAAGCAGGCGTAGCAATTCCAGACGATGCAATCATCGAGTACTCGCACCTCACGAGGAAAGGAGAACTTGCGAAGCGTATCCGCATGATGACAGGCGTAGAGCAGTCTCCAGAGCAGATGGAGCTAAGCCAGCAGAAAGCTCAAATGCAGATGCAGGCAGAGCAGCTCACCTTGGCCAAGTTGGAAGCGGAAGTTCGCAAGCTACAGTCAGAAGCCGCCGTAAACATCGCGAAGACGCAAGACATGGCAGACATAGAGCCAGAGCTGCGTCAGCAAGAACTGCAAGCACAGCTGTCTATGAAGCAACAGGAGCTGCAGCTGCGTAGAGAACTCGCTGACTTAACCAACAAGACTAGAACTAGTCAATCGGAAACAAATGCTGCAACTCGCATAGCCGCTACCGCTATGCAGTCGGCAGCTAAATCACGTAAGAACACCCAATAGGAGTTTGATATGAGTAAGCAAGAAGAAACAGCAGTTGAAGAAAAAGCACTAGAGTTTGACGTAATGCCAGGGGCTGATAGGCCTGAAGAAGACGATGCATCTGAGCTAGACCTGAGTTTCGCTGAGGTTGCGGCAGAGATTAAAGAAGAGGAGCCCGAAGAAGTTGCAGAAGAAGTTGTGGCAGAGGATGCAGAAGAGGAAACCGCTGCCGAAGAACCCGAGGAAATTGTTTCTGAAGATGAACAAAGTACAGAAGAAGAAACAGAACCCGAGGTAGTGGCTGAAGCGCCCGCTAAAAAACCTATGGTTCCGAAGGCTCGCTTAGATGAGGTACTACAAAAGCAGAAAGCACTGCAAAAACAGCTAGATGATATGCGTGAAGCGCAGAAACCTGCTGAAGATGCTCCAGATGAGTACGCTTTTGTTGAGAAAGAGATGGAATATCAGAACCTCCTCCTCGATGGCGAGGCTGAAAAGGCCGCTGCACTGCGCGCTGAGATTAGAAAAGCCGAACGTACTCAGATTGAGTACGAAATGTCTCAGAAAATGACCGAAACAGTGTCTCACAACCAACAGGCTAACGCCCTTCAGCAAGCTGCTGACGCTTTAGAGTCTGAATTCCCTATCTTCGACCGCAAGTCGGATCAATTTAGCGAAGAGTTGACTAACGAAGTGGTTGAGTTGCGCGATGCTTTCATCATTAAGGGTGAAAACCCCGTTGCAGCACTCTCAAAAGCAGCGAAATTCGTGATTAGTGAGAACGGTTTAGTCGACAACACGCCATCTTTGGCCGGTAAAGCCCCGAAAAGCGATGAGTTAGCGAAAAAACGGGCGCAAGTAAGTCAGAAACTGAAAGCGGCAGACGCCCAGCCACCCGAATTGCAGGGTGAAGGCACTGCTACTAGGGGTGAAAAGGCTCTTGACCTCTCAAATATGAGCGAAGACGAGTTTGATGCACTACCCGAAGCGACTTTAAGACGCCTAAGAGGCGATATTTTATAACGAGGTGACAAATGCCAGTAAAAAAAGACCCACGATTAGCCCGAGCTGGGGTCTCGGGCTTTAACAAGCCTAAAAGGACCCCTTCTCACCCCAAAAAGTCGCACATTGTTGTGGCTAAAGAAGGTGACAAGATCAAAACCATCCGTTTTGGCGAGCAAGGGGCTAAGACCGCTGGCAAACCCAAGGCTGGAGAGTCGGACAAGATGAAAAAGAAGCGCGCTAGCTTCAAAGCACGGCACGCGAAGAACATCTCCAAAGGCAAAATGTCTGCGGCCTATTGGGCAAATCGCGCCAAGTGGTGAACCATGATGCGACTAATTTTAATGCTGATGCTAGCAACGGTTGCCGCAGCCGATGAGTCTACTAACAGCGAGAACAATCAGGATGGTTCGTTAAATACGAATACCGTCGATTCTACGGTAAGCAGCAATAATAACAGTACCGATCAGAGCACCAGCAACACCTACAACGGAGCAGGAAGTTCGTCTGACATGCCAGTTGGCAGCGCTATAGCACCTAGCTACATGTCTAACGGAATAGAGACGTGCTTGCAGGGTACTGGCAGCAGTATTCAGACAGGCATAGTCGGATACACATCGGGCAATTACAAGGTAGATGAGTACTGTAATAGGCGTAGGAATGCCAAGGTGCTTAGCGATCTCGGTATGAAGGTCGCAGCCATCGCTGTTATGTGTGCAGACGAAGCGGTGTTTAGAGCCATGTTTGTTTCTGGAACTCCGTGCCCTGTAATCAAGGGTGGCAGGTTGGTGGTGGGTCGCCGCGCATTCTTATTAATGAAGATGCAGCCATCTCTCTATATTCCAGATTACGGAGAGGTCAAGATTTATAGGAACGCTACGTTTAGCAAGAAGCCACCAGTCAACAAATACAGCGATACCCAGAAGTGGTACAACTCAATATTAGGTATAGGGGCAGAAAATGAAACAGAAGACATTACAGACAGCGGCTCTAGCGAGTCTGTTAGCGATAAGTTCCGGCGCAAACAGCAGTGAGCTAGATAATCTGATATCGGCATCATCTGCCATTGTTGATCAGATGGACAAAGGGATCATGCTAGCTGGTGCAGCACAAGGCTATGCTTCTACGGGGAAAGGCATCTCTAGCGGCTCTATGGCTGGTACTGCTCATATCAGCTCAGCCCAAGTACAGGCGTATAACGCAGCACTTTCGGGTATGAAAGACTACCAGCCTTACGGTAGTGCCGTGGACTATCTTGAAGAGCAGGCAGCAGCTGAGCTAGAGCTAATGGATGAAGCTCTGGACGTTTTCACTGATGTAGTTGTGGATATGATAGCTGTACAGAACGTAGCGGAAACCGCTGAAGCAGCAGAAACTCCTGATGATGAAGCTGAAGTTCAGCAGTTTGTCGCAGACAACATTGAGTCCCTGACCATCGATCAGGACGACGCAGATACATACAACCAAAGCCTCGACGACATCGAAACGCATGCCAACAATGCTGGTGCGTACTTAGGCGTAGCGTCAAGTGCTGATGCGGTTGCGTTTCTTGAGGGTGAAGCTGGAAAGAGAGACTTGCGGGTAGAAGACAGCAACCTATCTTATAGCTCTAGCAACAAGGCTGTCACACTTGCGTGGAAAACCAATACAAGAAAGCTCGAGCAGACAAGCGTGTATCTCAACGGAACAGATCAATTCAAACTGAATCTTTATCTGTCTAGTTCAGAAGTTTTAACAGCAGGTAAGGAATCCAAGCTGTATTTGGACGGTCCGACAAACTTAGGTTACCAGTGCTTTGTTTATGGTAAAGAATGCGATGAATCTACAGAGTCAGGTGGGTCATGAGTTTAGCTGAAACTGAATTAACGATAGGCGGAACGTCTTTCAAAGGCGTCTACATAGCCATACTACTAAGCCTTGCGACCACTCTTGGCGGTGGCGTGTGGACAGCAAGCTCGCTGTACAGTCGATTAGAGGCAGTCGAATCAAAGAAGATTCCAGACATCGCGCCATTGGAAGAAAAGATTTTACTGGTTGAGCAAGAGCTTGAAGCAAATGATGTAGGTCAGCTGCAAGGCAAACTAGCTGAGCTGGGCGTAAACCTCGTAACCATTAAGGATCAGCAGTCTGGTCTACTGGATATAAAGACAAAGGTCACTGATCTTGAGAAAGACATTGAGACCATGAAGTCCACAGTAAAGCAGGCTGAACTAATTACAGCTAAGAGCGAAGATATCGACAAAAGAATTCAGGCAATCGGACGGGATTTAGATTCTGTTTGGGAGGCGCTTGATTATGTCTCTAACCCCTTAAAATAGCGTTTGCATTATAATATTAGCTGTACTAATATGATTTATACGTCCATCACTACGATATGTGGTCGGCCCGTAGCCGTAAAAAACGTACCCCTCGCCTACAAAGGCGTAAAACCTGTCGAGGTCGCACCTCGTTAATAAGCGCTAACCCGTTGCTACACGATACGTAGATACGGATTAGCCGCTCCTTTAAGTCGGCTGATAAGGCGGCATGTGCCGCATAAATTATTTCGTCAATTTAATAGGAGGCCATCATGGCTTTAACAAATTTCGGTACGCTTACTGGCGACCAACTCCAAACCTGGAGCCGCGACTTCTGGAAAGTAGCTCGCAACCAATCTTTCATCAACCAGTTCGCTGGTTCTGGTTCAAACGCAATGGTACAGCGCGTAACTGAACTGACTAAAAACCAAAAAGGCACCAAAGCTAACATTACTTTGCTTGCTGACATGACTGGTGACGGTATCACTGGTGACAACACGCTGGAAGGGAACGAAGAAGCCCTCCGCGCGTATGACATCACCATTGAGCTGGATCAGCTACGTTTTGCTAACCGCATCGCTGGCCGTATGACCGACCAGAAGACTGTAGTTAACTTCCGTGAGCAATCACGCGACGCTCTTGCTTATGCAATGGCTGACCGTTGTGACCAGTTGGCATTCTTGTCTATGTCTGGCGTTGCATACACTTACAAAAACAACGGCGGTCTGCGTGCCACTTCTAGTACAGCTGGACACGAGTTGGTTGACCTTGAGTTCGCTTCAGACGTATCTGCTCCTACTTCAGATCGTCACCTGCGAATCAACGGTGTAAACCTGTCTGCCGGTGATACTACTGCTGTAACTGCAGCTGACAAGATCGGCTACAAGCACATCGTAAACCTGAAAGCATATGCTAAAGATAACTACATCCGTGGTATTCGTGGTGCTGGTAACCAGGAAACTTTCCACATGTTTGTTACTCCACAGCAAATGGCTGACCTGAAGTTAGATTCTGACTTCATCGCTAACGTTCGTAACGCTGGCGTACGCGGATCAAGCAACAGCTTGTTCGCTGGTTCTTCTAGCCTGATGGTTGACGGTGTAATGATCCACGAGTTCCGCCATGTGTTTAACACTTCTGGCGCTACTACTGGTACTTCAGAAAACGCTGGCGCAGCTGGCTACAAGTGGGGTGCTGATGCTGACGTAGTTGGCGGACGTGCTCTGTTCTGTGGTGCTCAGGCTCTGGCTTTGGCTGACATCGGTCTGCCTGAAATGGTTGAAGATACTTTCGACTATGGCAACCAGTCTGGTATCAGCGTAGGCAAGATCTTTGGTCTCCGTAAGCCTAAGTACAACAGCGACATCAGTGGCTCTGTACAGGACTTCGGCATCATCGCTCTAGACTCCGCACAGTAAGACAATCGCCCCCTCTTCGGAGGGGGCTTTCTTTTTTAAAGGTATTAATCATGAAGATTGT